GGCAGTAGTAAATGGTGTTCAATACATTGGAGGTCAAACATCTCCAGATGAATTTATAAAAAATCAAGCGTCAACGATTGACGGAACTCAAACAATAGACAGTGCAGTTCTTGCAGGACCTATTACTGTTCCTGCAACCATAACAGTAACAGGAACTTTAGTAATAGTGTAATGTCAAAAATAGAAGTAAATAAAATAGGACCACAATGCGGAACTACTTTAACAGTAGGTTGCGGTGCAGGGCAAACAGTAACTGTGGACGCAAACACAGTGACTATAGGTCGTTGTGGTGGTACAGTTGCACTAGCTTCAGGTGCTAGTCAAACAGGTTTCGGTAGAACAGGAACAGTAGATTGGCAAACAGGATCTATTAAAACAAGCACATTTACAGCAGTTGATGGACAAGGATTTTTTGCAGATACTTCAAGCACTGCATTTACAATGAATTTACCGGCAGGAACAGCAGGAAGTATTGTAGCAGTTGCAGATTATACAAATACTTTTCAAACAAATAATTTAACAATTCAACCAAATGGTTCACAAAAGATAGGTGGTATTGCAGCTCCACAAATTTTAACCACAGAGGGTCTATCAGCAACTTTTATTTATGTAGATGACACTGAAGGGTGGAAAAATATTAATGATGCAACATCAAACATAATAGGTAACGTATTTATGATGGCAACCGGTGGAACAGTAACAGAATGTGGAAATTGTAAAATTCATACCTTTACAGGACCTGGCACATTTGCAGTTTCACAAATTCATCCAAGCGGTCCAAATAATGCAGTTAACTATACTGTAGTAGCTGGAGGAGGAGCTGGTGGTTATACTGGCCCAACATCTTCAGGAGCAGGTGGTGGAGGAGCTGGTGGATATAGAGCTTCAGGATTTGGTCCTAGTCCTTTACAAGGAACTGCCATAACTGCTACAGTTGCCTCTTTTCCTATCACTGTAGGTGCAGGAGGTGCTTCAGAACCTGGTCCTACTACATCCACAGGAAATTCAGGTAGTGTTTCAACATTTTCTACAATCACTTCAGCTGGTGGTGGAGGAGGTGGTGGTGCATCTCCAAGTGTAGGAGGTAGTGGTGGTTCAGGTGGAGGAGGCCAAGCTGGACAAAGTGGAGGTTCAGGAAATACCCCTTCTGTATCACCCCCTCAAGGAAGTAACGGAGGAACAGGTAATCCAGGTTCAGGATCTCAACCATCTTATGGTGGTGGAGGCGGCGGCGGAGTCGCTGAAAACGGAGTAAATGGTGGACCTAGTGCTGCGGGTAGAGGAGGAGTTGGAGTTCCTAATGCAATAAATGGATCTGCTTTAAGTTTTTCAGGTGGTGGTGGCGGAGGTGCTTATCAATCTGGAACTGTTGGTGCAGCTAGTCCGTGTGGAACTGGTGGAGTAGGAACAAATGGAACAGGAACGGCTGGATCAGGAACAACTAACAGAGGTGGTGGCGGAGGTGGTTCAAATAATAATAGCTGTGCTAGCACAAATGGAGCTGGCGGATCAGGAATAGTTATATTAAGGTACAAATTTAAATAATTATGACAAGTACAATTAAAGTAAATACAGTAACAACAGAATCAGGAAGCACTTTAACTTTAGGTGAATCTGGCAAAACAGTAACTCTTGCGTCAGGTGCATCACAAACAGGTTTTGGTAGAACAGGAACAGTAGATTGGCAAACATCAATTAAAACAACTGCTTTTACAGCAGTATCTGGTGAAGGATATTTTTGTGATACTAATACTAGTGGGGCATTTACAGTGACACTACCAGCTTCACCTTCAGCTGGGGATATTGTAGCTGTTAAAGATTATGCAAATACTTTTGATACAGCTAATCTAACAATAGGTAGAAATGGATCTAACATTGGAGGTGCAGCACAAAATTCTATAATAACTCAAGAGGGTATCGCAGTTACATTAGTATATGCCGATTCAACAAAAGGTTGGTTAGTGACTGAGTCTGGTCTACAATCAGAAGCTCCTGGTCCACAATATGTTGCAGCCACAGGAGGAACAGTTACAACTGCTTGCACAGATTTTAAAGTTCATACATTTACATCACCAGGAACGTTTCTTGTTTCTAATGCAGGTAATTCTGCTGGATCAAATACAGTAGATTATCTAGTAGTAGCTGGTGGTGGCGGTGGTGGTGGAGATAATTTTTCTACAGCTGGAGGCGGTGGAGGAGCAGGAGGATTTAGGTATTCCGCAACGACTTACACATCACCTTCTTGTGCACCAGGACATCCATTAAGATCAACGTGTGCTATTCCTATTACATCAGCCACAGGTATTTCTGTTACAGTTGGTGGTGGAGGTGCGGCAGGTGTTGGTTCAGGTACTAAATGCGGAACACAAGGCTCATCTTCAATTTTTTCAACAATTACATCAGCAGGAGGAGGGTATGGTAATGGTTCAGGTTCTCCTGAATTGCCTGCAGGATCTGGTGGTTCAGGTGGTGGGGCTCGTAATACTACTGCAGGTAATGGGAACACACCTCCGGTTACTCCTTCACAAGGAAATCCAGGTGGATTAGGTAATGGATCAGGTCCTACTTATAATTCAGGTGGTGGCGGTGGAGCTATGGCAGCTGGCTCTGGTGGTTCAGCACCAGTAGGTGGGGGACCAGGAGGAGCAGGTGCAGGTTTACCAACAGCTTTTGGTTCAAATGGTGAACCGTCAGGTTCTTTTAGATATTACTCTGGTGGTGGCGGAGGAGGAATATGGACAAATATTCCAGCCCCACAAGCAGCAGGTCCTTATGGTCAAGGAGGTTTAGGTGGTGGAGGGTGTGGTGGTCAATATACATCACCAGCTCAAGGTGTTGTGGGTGTTGCAGGAACAGCTAATACTGGTGGAGGCGGTGGAGCTGCTAGTGGTGGACCTAATTCACCAAATCAAACAAATGGAGGAGCAGGTGGATCCGGTATAGTAGTAATAAGGTATAAATTTCAAAATTAGGTAAATTATGAGTGAAATAAAAGTAAATAAAATTAGTCCAAGAGCAAATTGTGGTACAGTTCAGTTAGGAGATAGTGGAGACACTATTACAATTCCTAGTGGTGCAACAATTACAAACAATGGAACCCAAACAGGATTCGGTAGAACAGGAACTGTCAATTGGATTACAACAAAAAAAACAACTGCTTTTACAGCAGCAAATGGTGAAGGATATTTTGTAGATACTGCTGCTTCAGGAGCAGTAACAATGACACTACCAGCATCTCCAAGCGCTGGAAGTATAGTCGGTGTAAAAGATTATAATGGAAATTTTGCAACAGCTAATTTAACAATTGCTAGAAATGGATCTCCTATTAATGGTGGTAGTGATGCTAATGTTACTATTTCTACAGCTGGTGCTTCAATACTTTTAGTTTATGTAGATGCAACACAAGGATGGGTAGCAACTAATGATGATGAATCAGTTTTTAGTGGTCAAAGTTTTATTTCAGCAACAGGTGGTACTATTAGTAATTGTGGTAATTGCAGAATTCATACATTTACTGGACCAGGGACTTTTTGTGTAGCTTCAGTAGCTAGTGTAGCTGCTAATAATCAAGTTTCATATGTGGTTGTAGCTGGTGGGGGTGGATCTGGAAGAAGTTATGGTGGCGGCGGTGGAGCTGGTGGTTACAGAGAAGATAAAAGTCCTACAACTACTTATACAGCAAGTCCTTTAGATGGTGCAGGAGATATAACAGTTACAGCAACAGGTTTTCCAATAACAATTGGTAGTGGTGGAGCAAAAGCCACTCCGAGTAGCAACGCTACTAATGGTAACCCTTCAACATTTTCAACAATCACAGCAAGCGGCGGCGGTAGTGGCGGTCATTTTACTCCTACTGCAGTTGCTGGAAACGGAGGATCTGGAGGTGGTGCTTACGATGGTTGTGCCTCTGGAGGAACAGGAAATTCACCTTCTGTAAGTCCCCCACAAGGAAACAACGGAGGAGCTTCGTCACCTCCTGGAGCTTCATCTGGAGGCGGTGGAGCAGGTGCAGTAGGTCAAGGTGGAGGACCAGGAGGTGCTGGATCTGGAGATGGTGGAGCTGGTGGAGCTGGTGTTACATCTTCAATTGATGGAACAGCAACAGCTAGAGCAGGAGGAGGTGGTGGTTTTGGTGTAAATAGTTTAGGAGCTGGAGGATCTGGTGGTGGTGGAACTGGTGCTTGCGCTGGAACAGCAGGTACAGCTAATACAGGTGGTGGAGCTGGTGGAGCAGGGGCGACACCAAATCCTGGAATTAACTCAACTGGTGGATCAGGAATAGTAATAATAAGATATAGAGTTCAATAATTATGATAGTTGAACGGTAATTAAAATTAATATATAAGGAGAAACATTATGGCACATTTTGCAAAACTAGGATCTAACGGAAAAGTTATTCAAGTGTTAACTATGGATAACGATAAGATGTTAAATGCTGATGGTGTTGAAGATGAAACAGTAGGTCAACAATGGTTAGAAACACACAACAACTGGCCTGCACAAATGTGGATTCAAACATCTTACAATACAGCAGGTAATGAACATAAATTAGGCGGAACACCTTTCAGAGGTAATTACGCAGGTATAGGTTATACTTGGGATGAAGATAACAATATCTTTTGGCCTAAAAAACCATATGCCTCTTGGGTAAAAGACACTGCAACTGCAAGTTGGAAATCACCAATCGGTGATGCCCCTGAATTTACTGCGGAGCAACAAGCACAAAATGAAGCTAACACTCATCGATGGACTTATGATTGGAATGAAGAAGGCCAGTCCTGGGACTTGACAGACTTAATGGCATAAATTAAAAAGGTATGTGGTATGCAAAAGAAAGTATTATCTGAAATAGCATTATATTATGGTGATGTGGCAATGCCTAAAAATTGGGACATTGACCGAGATAAATTAGAAAAAGATATTTTATCTAGTTGGATTCAAAACAAACAATTTCCGTTTTCACGAACATTTGATATGTTAAATACTTATATGAGAGATCATATAAATTTAGATTATGGGTTTACTTTAATTAATAAAAAAATGTGGGGTAACATTTATAAACCTAGCGAGATTACAACACCATTATTAAACATAGATCCTGTGGATCTACGAAACTCACCAGATTTTACATTATTATATGGTGTAAAAGTCAAAGACTGTATGGTTAGAATACACTATGAAGATAACAGACGTAAAGGTAGGTCTTGGGATATACCTTTAGAAAATAATCAATTTATTATGTTTCCATCAACTAATATGTATTATCTAACCAATAAACAAAAGGATAGTTTAAATTTTGTGCAAACTATAACGTATGAATATATCTAATTACTATTGGTATTTTAGTGGTGTACTAACACCTAGATTTTGTGATGATGTTATAGCCTATGCTAATGAACAAAAAGAAGTTATGGCTAGAACTGGTGGATATGGAGATAGAAAATTAAATAAAGAAGAAGTTAAAAATTTACAAAGAAAAAGAAAATCAGATTTAGTGTGGTTAAATGATACTTGGATATATAAAGAATTACACCCTTATGTTCACCAAGCAAATAAAGCTGCTGGTTGGAACTTTGATTGGGAAAGATCTGAGTCTTGTCAGTTTACAAAATATAAATTAAATCAATATTATGATTGGCACTGTGATGGTTGGGATAA